CAAGGCTTCTGGACTGCCATTGACCTATGAATTAAGAAATATGGGCATACCTGTTATTAACTTTACACCATCCAAAGGAAATGATAAGCATACAAGAGTAAACGCAGTAGCCCCTTTATTTGAAAGTGGCACTATATGGGCGCCCACTCAAAAAGAGTTTGCACAGGAAGTTATGGAAGAATGTGCGGCCTTTCCGTACGGAGATAATGATGACCTTGTGGATTCGATGACACAAGCGGTAATGCGTTTTAGACAAGGTGGACTAATACCTCATCCTGAAGACTATAAGGATGAAAAAATTATAAAAACGAAGAAGGTTTATTACTAATGCCAACATGGTTAATTAAATTATTTCACTCGCTAGGAAGAAAGCAAGCGGCGAAAGTGACGCCTAAAANAGAAGGTATCACTCAAATTCCTACTCAAATCGATGCAGAGGGTACAGGGGCATCTTTTTATACTGTGTTGAGAGAAGCAGGATATTCAGATGAAGCTTTAACTAAAGTTATTAAAAGTGAACAAGATATTATAAGATTAGTTAATAAGGTTGAATCTATGCAAAATCAAAGGCTGACAAACATAGAACGTAAATTCTTTGATACTTCAGGCAAAATGAAACCAGAAGGTGAAGCTATTATGAAAAAAGGATTGGAAGGATTAGGAAAAAAACCTCCTTTTCAAGGTTTCACACCTACAATTGTAAAAGATAAAACTTTATTTAAAGATTCACCAGAAAGAATTGCAAAAATTAAAGCTGATAACAAAGCAGCAGCTGAACGTTTAAGAAATAAAAAGAAAACCGTAGAAGATTTTAGTGATGAGGGTGACTTTGATCCAGGTGGCATGGCCTCAGGCGGCATCGCGCGCGTGGGCATGGCAGGTGGTGGCATTCTGAAGGAATTTATTGAAATGTTATTCATCAAAGCTTCCAACGACATTCGACAAGGTAAGGGATTGTTTAAAGGTTTGGATCAGAAACAGAAAATAGTTCAACACGATAATCTTACAAAGTTGGTAGAGCAATTCCAGAAAACTGGAAAATTTGATAAAAAAGCAAATGAGTATTTTGGAATCGACGCTGAGAAAGCGTTTGCAGATGCTGAGAAGCAAGTTTTATCTAAACCTACAAAAACATTAGAAGGACTTAAAAAGGAAGAAACGATAGATATATCGAATCCAGAAGTTGCGGATGAGTTTTCAAGATTTATAAAAGAGTCTGATCCTGAAGGATTTAAAAATCTAGAACAAAAAATTCAATTAGAAAGTTTTGATGTCACTGGTCGCAAGAAAAATGCCTCAGGCGGCCTGGCAAATATTTTAGGAGTCTAATGAAAATTCACGAATACAATGAAATGATGCGTCATCTCACGAGACGTGAGCCTAGCGACAAGCATCTGGCAGCCATGCCACTTTATGAGCAAGGTGGAAGAGTCGGGTATCAATCTGGACAACTCGTGCAACCTGGACTAGGAAGACAGGGGTATGATGGAGATCGACAATCATCTGCAACGAAAAGAGCAACACATTATAAAAAACTTTTAGAGAATTTGCCTGAAGGTTATTTTGATGAATATGTAGAGAATTTTTATACAGTTAATAAAGAAACGGGAAAACTTTCACACGTACCGGGAGGACCTGGAGGAAAAGGAATTCCTTATATGGTAAAAAAATATGGAGATATTATTAAAGAAACCTATAAAACGAGGCAAGGTGAAATAACAAATCTTAATCGAAAAATTAGAAACATCAATGCTGCAATTAAATTAAGTATTAAAGATCAGATTGAATCAGGTTTAAAAGAAAGCCGTCAAGTACGAAAAAAAGATTTAAAAATAGTTGGCGACCTGAGAGTTAAAGCACCTCCAGGAAAAGTAACTCATCATATGATGCCTTTAGCAGGAGTTGAAGGAGAAAATCTTAATTTAGCTTCGACAAAAAACACCGCATTTATTTCTAACGAATTAAATTCAAAAATGGCTCCTTATGATACGAAACTTAAAGCTAATCAAAAAGAACAAATTAAATTATTAAAAAACAAACCCGATGGCTGGGAAAATAAAATAAACGAATTAAATTTTAAAGCTAAAAACATTTATAAAGAAGCGGGTAAAAAAGTACCAGGCTCTAAAGGGTATTTAGGGTATTCACAAATTGAGGTTAACCCTGGTGGAACCTACGATATAAAAGTTACAGGAATCGATCCCAATAAATCATTAGCTGGATTAGAGGGAGAAGAAATTTTTTTTAAAAACATTTCTCCTGAAGATAGATTAAAAGTAAATGAGATGAGTAATATTAAATCAAATAGAATAATTCCTACAACTAGCAAAGGTGTGTTAGGAGAAGGCTTTAGTAAGTTTGCAAAAAAAATGCCAAAAACAGCAGGAGCTTTGGGAAAAACTGGAAGATTGTTATTTAGTGGCGCGGAAATGGGAGCGCTTCCATTATTTTTAGCAGCTGAAGGACTTTATGAAAACTATGCTAACAAAAGAGATTTAAAAAAAGCTTTAGATCAAATGGTTAAGAACAAATTAATTACACAAGAGCAAAATAATGTTTTATTAGAAGGCTTTCGCCAAGAGTCAAGAGATCTAGGAGGTGTAGGACTAGAAACTTATGCTATTGAACAACCTAATGTTCAAGAAAAACTTGAAGAAATAGGCTACGGCGACAGAACAGAATTATTGAAAGCTGCACGAGCGCCAATTGCAGCTATTAGAAAACAAGATGCTAAAGCAAAACAACTTAAACAACAGGAAATTGAAAAAAGAACTAAAGAAGCATATGAAGATGCAATAGGTCGTGGTAGTAAAAGACCGATAGACTTTAAAGAAGGCGGCCGTGTATCTTTTAAATTAGGTGGCATGAGAAGACGAGCTTTTTTAAAACTTCTTGCTGCTCTTGGTCTTAGTGGTGCAGCCGCAGGAACAGGACTTATAAAATTGGGTGGTAAAACCGTTGGTAAAAAAGCTGCTGTGGAAGTAGGCGCGGACATTGTAACAGGAACACAAGGTATGCCTTCATGGTTTCCAGCCTTAGTAAACAAAATTATAAAAGAAGGTGATGATGTAACTTCCAAACTTGCTACACAAGAAAGACAAGTTGTGCATACTAAAAAAATAGATACCGGTTCTACATCTCCAGATGAAGTTACTATTTATAGAGATCTAGATACAGGAGATATTAGAGTTGAAGTAGATTCAGTATCCAATATGGGTGAAGCACCTATTCAACTAGATTATAAAGCTCCTTCAGTTATTGATGAAGGTAAAATGACAGGTAAAAAAACAAAATCAGAATTTTCAGCGGCAGAACCAGAACCACGTTATGAAATGACAAGTCCTGATGATGCTGAAGTAAATTGGGATTCACAAAATATAGTGGGCAATGTTGATGACTTAATGTCGGATACAACAAAACTTAAAAATTATGCTGAAGGTAAAAAACCCACGTTAAAAGAGATTGTAACTCGTAAAAGAAAAACTGATGAAGTTACAAACATCAATAAAGACACAAGCGCTCAAGTGGATTATTCTGTAAATAAATATGGAGAAGGACCAGATTATGATGACTATCTTCCAGATATAGATGATATAAACTAATGGCATTAACTAGATCCAGTTTCAGAAAAATAACGTCAACACCCCCTAAAAAAGGGCCAGAGTCAAAAGGCTTGAATATTCAGTATAAAAAGGCTACAACCATAACAGCGGAGAATTTAAATGGCAGAAATAGACAAGATACTACCAAACGTATCTCAAAACGTAAACTTACCTAGTGCTTCTAAAATTGCTTTAGAACAGCAACAACAAATGGCTGAACAAATGAAACAGCCATCAGAACTACAACCCAATCCAGATGGAAGCGTAGATGTTAATTTTGGACCTGAAGATTTACAAATTGGTCCCGATCAAGGTCACTTTACCAATTTAGCAGAATTATTACCTGATGACATATTAGATCCATTAGGCAGCGAACTTTACAACAACTACACCGATTACAAAACATCAAGAAAAGATTGGGAACGNTCTTANACATCAGGATTAGATTTATTAGGATTTAATTATGATGATCGAACAGAACCTTTTAAAGGTGCATCGGGTGCAACGCATCCTGTACTTGCAGAAGCAGTCACACAGTTTCAATCTTTAGCTTACAAAGAATTATTACCATCACAAGGTCCAGTACGAACACAGATTCTTGGAATGCCTACACCGCAAAAAGAATCACAAGCAAGCCGTGTTAAAGATTACATGAATTATCAAATTATGGATCAGATGAAAGAATACGAAGCAGAATTTGATCAAATGTTATTTTATTTACCTCTTGCAGGATCAGCATTTAAAAAAGTTTATTATGATGACATTATGCAACGAGCGGTATCTAAGTTTGTTCCTGCTGATGATTTAGTTGTACCATATACAGCAACATCACTGGATGATTGCGAATCTATTATTCATGTTATTCGTATGACAGAAAATGATTTAAGAAAACAACAAGTCGGTGGTTTTTATAGAGATTTAGAATTGAATCCTTCTTACATGCAAGAAACAGAAGCTCAGAAAAAAGAAAGAGAACTTGAAGGAGCAACACGTGGAAGAGAAGATCGTATGTTTACGATTTTTGAATGCCATGTGAATTTAGATTTAGAAGGTTTTGAAGACCAAGGACAAGACGGTCAACCGACGGGTATTAAGTTACCTTATATTGTAACACTAGAAGAAGGTACAAGAAAAATATTATCGATTCGTAGAAATTACGAAATGAACGATCCTAAAAAAGATAAAATAGAATATTTTGTTCATTTTAAATTTTTACCAGGATTAGGCTT